CATCCCTTGGTTTGGACCTCCTTGCGTAGAAGAGAACACACTTGTAGACACTATGGATGGTCAAGTGCCAGCCAAGTTCCTACAGGTTGGAGATAAGATCAAGTCAACAATTATTAATCAAATTGATGCTACGACTCCAGATGCTTATCAGTTCTCAACATGGAGTTCAGATTCATTATCAGTAGGAGAATTTGTAGAAACTACAATTACAGATATAATTGAAACTCAAGAATCAGATATCATGTACTTTAATGGAAATACTGATGTAAGAATGACATTTACTCAGCCAATTTTCGTAAAAACAGCAGACGGTACATATAAGATCAAAGAGTCTTACTATGCTGAAGTTGGAGAAAGCTTAATTCTTGTAGATGCAAATGGAACAATAAATGAAGTTCCAATCACAGATATTCAGTATTCAACAGAAGCACCAACAAGCGTTTATCAACTTTCTTGTGAGCCATATGACTGGTTCTTTGTCAGCGGATTACTTATACACAATAAGTAATACTTTAAAGAAAAGAGATTAGCTTGTCAGCACTAGGGCCTAAACTAATTGATCCTAACTCTATAACTAAAACCTGGGGCGAGAAAGAAATTCTCGCTCCAGGTATAGTTGTTTATAAAAATGTCTTAAAAAAAGAAATAGATATTCCAAATAAACTTGAGTCTGTTTTAATGTCAACATCAAATCCATACAAATGGAGAGAAGCAACAGTAGGATACGGATTTAAAAAGCCAGAATACCGTGATTGTGTTGATTTTAAATTTAGAAAAGATGATTTGCATAACACAGACAACGGAACAGAAATATTAAAAGACATGTGGCAAGAATGTTATGATGCCATGTCAGAAGCTGTAAAAGATTATTGCATGATGTACAATATAACAGAGCTCCAGTACTGGGAAGTAATGAATTTTATTAGATACCATGAGGGCCAACATTTTGAAGAGCATACAGACCACGGATATTCATATACCTCAACAGTGTCTTTAGTCGGGTACATCAATGATGATTATGAAGGCGGAGGGTTGTATTTTAGACTACAAGATATAATGTTTAAGCCAGAAGAGGGTGACCTGGTTATATTCCCATCTAATTTTATGTATCCGCATAAAGCAATGCCAGTTATACAGGGAACAAAATATTCAGTTGTCACAATGCTAGACTATACAGACAGAGGTCATGTTGTTAGCTCTCAGGGAGCTAAGCCAAATTCATTTTTATCTACAAAATAATGAAAACAAATATCATTACGTTTATTGCTAACAGACATTGGCTAAAGAATTTAAGCATAAGTGCTCCAAGCCCTGTGTCTAAAGTAATACCTAAATGGTATAGCATTGCAGATAGATTTTTTAAAAATGAAAAAGACGAGTACCTTTTAGATAGAGACGGCGGCAAAATGGCAACATGGAAAGGCTGTCCAGCCCTGCTAGATGCTTTTACATCAGGATATGTTTTAAAAACTCCTTGCGACATTGAATTTTTTATCAATGATCTTTCAGAGATAGATGTAAAAATAGAAGATTCAAAATATGATGATTTTTGTGAGATAAGATACCCCCTATCTGGATTTCCATCGCCAAAAGGATATAGAAAAGAATCTTTTGCCTGGATGTCAGATTGGGGAGTACAAACACCTGAAGGATATAGCTCACTATATTTAACTCCAATGAATAGGTTTGATTTACCATTTATTAATACATCGGGGATTATAGATACAGATAAGGTTTCAATGCCTGGATCACTGCCATTTTTTTTAATTGAAGGGTGGGTTGGAATAATTCCAGCAGGTACACCTTACGCACAAATTATTCCTTTTAAAAGAGAAAATTGGGATTCGTCATTAAAGATAGATAAAGCTGGAGAGATCTATGATAGAATTATAAAGACAAGAAAAATTTTTAGAAAGCCAAACGGCGGTATATATAAAGATAAATTTTGGGAAAGAAGAGAGTATAAATAATGCATACGCACATACCATCATCTTTACTTGAGCCATACAAAGACGTTCTTAAATCTTTGACACAATGGGATATATCAAAGCAGCCAGAATTCTGGTCCCCAGAAAGAATAGATGGCGAAATGATGTATAAGATACATAGACATTCTGCTAGAATAGTAGAAGAAACAGGACTTTCAGTCCAACAGATTTTATACGACAACCACAATGTTTCAGATAAAGTATTCCCATTTTACTATCAAGTAATTAAAGTAAATGGAACTTTAAATGCTGTAGAGTCTGATGAAGATGTTTTTTGTCAGACATTTACATTTTTAAATGGGCAATTTGAAAACAGTACATTTGTAATAAAAAATAAAGAACAGTATTCTAATTCATTTACAGAAGATACATATGTTTTTGCTATTATATGGAAAACTTATGAAAATCCAATAACCCCAAAATGGTTTGTAAGACCGTACCATAGGTTGTTCATGTGATAAAAAATACACTTGCTCCAGGAATAACTGTATACAAAATAGATCCATCCGATATTGTAGAAAGCTTGAATAAGCTAGACAGCCTTGATTGGGTATCAGAGTATGTTGTTGATGCAAACGATGGGAACAAGGCATTAGACGATTCGTATAGAAATACAAAATCAATAGACATACCAGTTGTATATAAAGAGTTAGAAACAGAAGAAATAAAATTCTTTTCAGACTTATTTAATAAAAAATTTTCTATTATTGAAAAAGATTATGAAGAAGATTACTATATTAAGTTTAAAGTGCATCAGCCATATAAAATATTACGATATGAAGAAGGCGGAAAATTTGATCTGCACATAGATGACGCTGGAGCTACATTTAGAAGGGCATCTACAGTATTCTATTTAAATGACAATTATGAGGGAGGGGAAATTGAGTTTCCTTCATTTAATATTAAATACAAACCAGAAGCGGGAGACTTCATAATGTTTCCATCTTCATATGCATATAGACACAAAGTAAACCCAGTACTTTCTGGTATCAGATATTCAATTGCGAGCTGGCTAAGATGATAATAAATGATTTGCAAGCACCAAAGTGTAGAGTAATAAAAAATTTTATATCAAAAGAAGAGTGCGACTGGCTAATTAATTATTCAGAAGAATCTGGGCTATGGTCAAAGCACAATAGACAAAGACATACCTTTAAAACAGAAGAAGATTATAAGTCAGCGGCTGAGCATTGGGATAACAGAAGAATAGAGATAAATGAATTGTATAGAGAAGGTATGGGGAAATACAAAGATCTATTTAAGCTTGTAGTGCCAATCCAAGAAAGAATGGAAGAGCAGGTAAAGGATTTCTTTAGTCCAGATTTTGAAATATACAGCGAGCTTTGGGAAATTGTAAAGTGGTATTATCCACATTTACAAGAACCGCATGTAGACTTTATTGATCCAGACTTTGACGTATCATCAGTAGATATAAACTCTGTTCCAGAGCAATGCAGATATTTTTTTGATGAAAAAAACATATCAGAATATAAAAGGCTTTTTACAAATAAGATATATACTTCAATGCTTTATCTAAATGATAATTTTGAGGGAGGAGAACTTTTCTTCCCACAGCATAATGAATATTCAATTAAGCCTGAAGCTGGAATGCTCTTGGTATTTAGCGGAGACATTAATACAATGCACGGCATCAGGCAGATAGAGTCGGGAAATAGATATACCCACACCACCTTTTGGACAAAAGATTTATACAAGTCGAGCTTAGTAGCTATTGATAAAAAAAGAAATAAGTTTGATATAAATACAATCATTGACTAATGAATTGATATTATATATAATGTAAATAAGGAGATAAAATGAATCAGCCAGAAGTATTAGCACCAGGAGTTTTGGTGTACAGAGATATATTTAACAAAGACATGAATCTAATAAATAGGCTAGAAGAATGCTTGTCTTCTGATCCAAATGCAGAGGGAGTTGGGTATTCAGATTCCCCACATTCTACATACAAGTGGAAGCAGGCTACCACGGGGTATGCCAATAACGATTTAAAATATAGGGATGCTTTTGATTTTAAGGTTAAGAAGAACAAAGAAAATGACGAAGGGAAAAGTCCAGATCAAATAAAACTAGAAAAAATTTGGGAAGACTCTAAGAACGCTCAGATAGGCCCAGTTGAAGATTATAGACAAAAATTTAATGTTGCTCCTTTAAAATACTGGGAGTCTTTTAACTTTGTTAAATACGGTCCAGGACAACACTTTCAGGTACACTCAGATCATGGGTATTCTTACATATGCGTACTGTCATCGGTTGGATATATTAATGATGACTACGAAGGCGGAGAGCTTTATTTTGATAAATTTAATTTAAAGATAAAACCAAGAGCTGGAGATCTTTATCTTTTTCCATCAACATATTTGTTTTCACATGCATCGCTTCCAGTTACAGAAGGAACAAAATATTCAATAGTAACAATGCTTGATTATTTAGAGGCACCACATACACCAGATTATAGAGAAATAGAAAAAAGGTATACTGACGGCTATGCCTAAAATAAATGTTTATAAAACAGGAATTAGCCCAGCTAAAATTGAGCAGATCTCTGTAAAAAGAGAATGGATGGATAAAACTGCAGATAGGCATGCCTACAACTGCTTTCCAGTAAGTTTGTCCAACACTTTAGGCTGGGGTATATCCTTTCCAGAAGACATATCATTTATTTGGGATGGAATCTCAGACAGCTCTCCAGACCATGTTAAGATACTTTCTGGGGAAAAGTATTGCAATTCAAATAGGTCTAATGGAACAGTTAGCTTTATAACAGGGTTAACACTTAAAACAGATGAAGACATAACAACTTTAATAATGCCGCCCCCTAATCATTTTATTGACGGAGCACAATCTTTTACCACATTATTATCAACATCCTTTTTTTCAGGAGAGGTTCCTTGTGTTTGGAGAATTACATCTCCAGGAAAAGTTATAACGATAAAGGCAGGTACTCCAGTTGCGAGCTTAATTCCAATATCTCTTTCGGCACTCAATGAATTTGAAGTAGATCTCTACGACGGCTCTGGGTATGTAGGAGCTCCTTTTGACGGAAGAAGGTATGGGATGACAGTTGATAAGATAAACGCTTCTGGAAACTGGGCAGGTTTTTATAGAAATGCAACAGATCATGAAGGCAATAAAATCGGACAGCACGAAACTAAAACATTAAGGCTAAAGACTAATGTCAAATAAAATTACGTTTCATTCTAATAGACTTTATAACATAATAACAGAAGACTATCAGCCAAAGCCTGCAAAAAATTTAACACCAGAATGGTTTAAGCAAGCAGACAAGTTTGAATTAAATAAACAGACAGGCGAGTATTGGCCAAACTCAGAAGGTGGCTTTGTAAGAAGTTTTAAGTCTTGTCCAGGCCTGCTAGACATATTTATAACTGGATATTTTTATGTTACTCCCTGCGATATTGTTTTTAGTAAATTAGAAAATGGAGATGTTATTGCAACTCCAGAGCCAGGTTACGAAGATTTTGTTGGGAGCAGGGCCCCCATGAATGAATTTCCAGTTCCATATGGATATCTAGACAGACACTTTCATTGGTACCCAAACTGGGCACCAGAAGTTCCAGATGGCTATAGTGTGCTTTATGTAAATCCAATTAATAGATTTGATTTACCGTTTATAACCACCTCTGCTATAATAGATAATGATAAGATGAATACCCCAGGATTAATTCCATTTTTCTTAAGGGACGATTTTGAAGGCAAGATTCCAAAAGGAACCCCTTATCTTCAGCTAATACCTTATAAAAGAGAAGACTGGAAAATGGAGCCAAAGTTTCACGACATGGCTTCTTTACAAGAAAGACATAATGCACAGGCAAAAAAGTTTAGAACAAAAGACGGCGGAGCATACAAGCAAACCGTACGATCTCTTAAAAAATATGAATAGGTGAAAAAATGCAACCAACTAAAAGAGCAAGATATGCAAGAGAGACCATCACACCATCTGGGTACTTTGGTAATTCTCCAGATAATGTAGTAGAACTAGAAGATATGGTAACGCCAGAAGAGCAGGAATATCTACTAGAGTTTGCTAGAAATAATACTGTCTGGGATGTAACTGAGTCACAATGGAATGAAAATGGAAATATAATTTATGACCATAGAGTTTGGGAAGATCGAGTTGCAACAAGAGACACTCTTTTAAAGGCAGATCCGACAGGCGAAGTTGTAGCAATTCTAGGTCGGGTTATTGAAAGAATGACACCACATATTAGAGAAAAGTTTCAGGTTGAAGTAACTCCTACAGACGCTGCAATTGTAAGATGGCCTAAAGGAGCAATGCAATTTCCACATGCAGATAAAGAGCTACATGAGGGTCCAGATGCAGGAACCCCAAATGAGTTCCCATGGTATGACCTAGGCACAGTATTTTATTTAAATGACGACTATGAAGGTGGAGAGCTATTCTTCCCATTACAAGATATAAAGTTTAAGCCAAAACCAAGAGCGGCATACTTTTTCCCAGGAGATAAGAACTATATTCACGGGGTTACAAAGGTTACAAGTGGGACTAGATACACTGCCCCATTTTTCTGGACTATTACAAAGTTAGGGTTAGAAGAGAATGACAAATAATTATGACTACACATCTTTTGAGTTACTTCCAAATGTAAGAATTTATCAGGGATTACTTCCAGATGCTGACAATCTTTATGACATAATGAAAAGATCTGAAAGAACATCAGAGGGTAAATACTATTTAAGAAATTGGGACGAATGGTCAATATTTGGAACTTATTCTCAGCAAAAGCATAATGAAACAGAAGCTAGAGAATTTGGCGAAATGTATGATCAAGAAAAACATTTGTCAGACAGAGTATATGAAGCTTATAATACAGCAATTGAAGATTATGTAAAGACACATAATGTGGTTATGCCACCAACTTCAAAACTAATGACATCTTCTTTTTCTAAATATAATACAAATATTGATAGCATGAAAAATGAAATGACAATGCAATATCATACAGACTATATAATTTCTGAAAGAGACATGCCAGGACCTAAATTTCTTTTAACCTGTACAACATATATTAACGATGATTACGAAGGTGGAGACATCGAATTTATTGTAGACGGAGTTTACTATCCATATAAGCCAAAAGCGGGAGACATCCTTGTATTCCCATCTACAGAGCCATACTTTCATGGAGTGAGAGTTATTACAAAGGGAGAAAAGTTTTTTATTAGAAACTTTATTCAACACTATTTTGATGGTACCCCAGAATGGTTAGGTAACCAGAGACACTTCGGTGCCTACAGATGGGCAAAAATGGAGTCAGATAGAATTGAAAAAGAAAACCCAAAAAACATGAGGTATTCAAATAGAAAGCATTTAGGATATGAGTCATGAGTATTCCAAAAATTAGGGATGAATTTTTCATAGTAGAAAATTTTATTGATAAGGATACTTGTGAAGCAGTAATTAAATACTTTGATTATCTTGTAGAAAACAAAGTATTAAAGTGGAACGAGATATCATTCTATGGATCACAAGCTATGGGCTACTGGCCGACAGATGATAGGCTAAAGCTGTTTGGACTGGACGCAGATTTTTTTGGCCAGCTTAAGCAAAAAATAAAATCTAAAACAGAAGAGCTGCTAGGCTTTGAAGTTAACGAAGTTAGCTACCATGCACAAAGATGGATCGAAGGAGCATTTGCAGACTATCATTCAGACAACTCAGATGAACATGGAAATCCAACTGCTTTTGAAAAAAGTAAGTATGCAGTGTTTATTTACCTCAATGATGATTTTGAAGGTGGTCATTTAAAGTTTAAAGATGGAAGCATAGACATCAAGCCAGAGATTGGCCTTGCTGCATTTTTTGCTGGTGGACATCAAAGAGAACACATGGTTACAACAGTTAAAGGCGGAATCAGATATACTATCGGATCTTTCTGGGATGATGCAAGTTGCGTATACTCAGAAGAACAAAAACAATCTTGGGCTGATGAGCTAAAGCAAGTTAGAGCAGAGCAGGAAGAGCTTTATAAAAAATGGGCAACTCCAGAAGGCAAGCCATCAATGCCAAAGGGTAGAGAATGATAATAAAAGAAGTATTAGCAGACAATCTATATTATTATAAAAAAGTAATCAAAGATCCAGCAGCACTAATTCAAAAGATTGAAGATCTAGATGGCAAGATAGAAAATAATACAACTCTAACCAACTGGACTCCATGGGTTTCAAGCACACAGCCAGACGATGTATTTGGTGAGTTTAAAGCTGGTGGATATAGAATCGGATACGATTTGTCACAAGACAAAGAGTCTTTTTTAATTATTGCAGAAATTCATGATGCAATATTGCAATGCATAGAAGACTATTCTTTTAGAACTCAAAAAGATCTAGGCTATCTGCCAGATGAGATCACAATTAGAAAATATCACGTAGGCGGAAAAATGGGTCCACACATTGATTGTGAAGAAGATGATGATGAAGCTAGGCTAACAGCATCTCTTGTTTTATATCTTAATGATGATTTTGAAGGCGGAGATGTAATATTTAGAGAGCAGGGAATTAACATTAGACCAGAACCAGGAAGTCTATTAATATTCCCATCAGTAAAGCCATATTACCATGAGTCTACTGAGATAACTTCAGGATATAAGTATATGTGTCCAGCTTTTATGTTTAAAAGAAGTAAATTGAACTGATAGGTGGTATAATTAAAAAATGGCTACAACAGGAATTAATGGATGGCGCTTTCCAAGCTACTCGGACTCACCAGATGTCCCGAGAGACTTAGGCGTACTAGCAACAGATATTGCTGCATTTATTGCAGCTAATCCAGGTCCACAAGGAACAACAGGCCCTAGAGGGTCTAGTGTTTTAAATGGCTCAGTAGACCCAGTTGCTGGAACTGGTGTTGATGGAGATTTTTATATTAACACTACAAGTAATGCAATCTTTGGGCCAAAGGCAAGCGGAGCATGGGGAGCAGGAAAAAGTATTGGCGGAAACAGTGTTCTTAATGGAATAACAGATCCAACTTCTAGCAATGGTTCTAATGGCGATTTTTATATTAATACAGCAAGCAAAACTATTTTTGGGCCTAAAGCCGCTGGTGAATGGCCTTCAGGAACATCTATTATCGGGCCACAAGGAACTACTGGATCTACTGGCTCCACGGGACCAAAGGGTGATGCCGCTGCAACAATTGCAGTTGCTTCTACTTCCACAAGTTTGCCTGGAACAGATGCTCAGGTAACTAACTCTGGAACATCTTCAAATGTTCAATTAAACTTTGTAATCCCACGAGGTGCAGACGGAGCACCAGGAGCCCCAGGTGCTGCAGGAGCTCCAGGAGCGCAGGGAGCAACAGGTGCAACTCCAAGCCTTGATCCAATTTCAACAAGAATTTCATTAACAATGCCAAATACTTCCACTACTGGAGTTAACTCTAACTGGTACCCGCTATCAACTGGACTATATGATTTAGGCAAAGATGCAACAAGTGGTGCAGCAAGGTACTGGAAAAATATTTATTCAAATGGAACAATCTATGCGGCATCAGTTGTTGCTTCAGGCAATATGTTTATTCAAACATCAACAATTGTTTCATCTGATAGAACTTTAAAAAATACAATTGAAGAATCCGATCTAGGACTTAATTTTATTAATGCATTAAAGCCAGTTAGCTATAAGTATAATGTTGGCGGAATAAATTACAGCACTGATGATGATGGAAACCAGGTTGAGACAATAATTCCAGGATCAAGAACTCATTACGGTCTTATTGCACAGGAAGTAAAAGAAGCTTTAGAAGAAGCTGGAGTCTCAGACTTTGGCGGGTCGGTTGAAAAAGAAGATTCAACACAAGCACTTAGATACGAAGAGTTTATTTCTCCATTAATTAAAGCAGTACAAGAACTTTCAGCGAGAGTAAAAGCACTAGAAGAGGCGTAAGACATGTCATATAAATACACAGTCTTACAAGATAAGCCTACAGCATTTTATTTGCTTGATGAAGTAAGGTCTGGCAGCGTAGGCACTTATACCAGCCTTACATCAACATTTGCAACTTATGCCGATCTCAGAGATCGTGGAGTATCTTACTCTGCACTAAGTGGACTTCCAGTATACGACTATTCAGGAAATGCCTACGATGGCTATGCAATTAATGCATCCTCAAGCGAACTAATGCCACTTATAGCAGGCGGTGTAAGAGGAACAAAAGTATTATCAGATACACTAGTAAACTTTAATGTACCTGGAATAGCTAATTCATTTTATGCAGACAATTCATTTTCCATAGAGGCATGGGTTGTATTGCCAGAGTACAGTGCTTCTGAGGTATCTATAGTTGCAGATGCAACAAACTCTGTAGGGTTTTTTTATAAGAATGGGAATTTAATTTTTAAGGTAGGATTAAATTCGGCTGAATATAAAGTAAGCAATAAAGAATCAATATATGTTGTTGGGCAATTTTCTACCAATAAAATTTCTTTGTATATAAATGGCTCACTTGTTAACTTTACCAGCCTTGATAAATATAGATTTGAAAACACATCAGTCAATTTTAGGTCGGGGCCGTCATTAAACAACTTTATAATTGATAGCGTTGCTTTCTATAAATTCAATTTATCTGATGCTCAGATCATAAAGCATTATAGAAATGGAATTAAAGAAATTAAGTATTCGCAGATTGTAAGCAATGACGGTGGATATTTATTTAGCATGAACACAGCAATGATGAAGCCAGTAATGAGCTACTCATATCCTAAGTCCAGATCCTGGAAAAATTTTATTAACGAAAATGTAAATATGTCAGTAGACGAGGCATACCTATACTTTGATAGTTCATTAAGCGGAAGCTTTACATTTACAGATTCAATTATAATACCAGACACACTTGGAATTACTAGCTCACAGATATATTGGGAATCAGATACAGATGGCATATCAGTTAAGGCAAGCATAGATGGAACAACATGGGAGGACTGTATAAATGGCTCTCCACTTCCATTCTTCAATAAGAATGATAATCAAATAGCACCAGTATTATACATACAAGCTTCTATGTCTTCATCCGACACATCTAAATATCTACCAATACTTAAATCCATACATGTAGACTTCTTTAAGAATAAAGATTTTTATTGCGATAACTTTGGATACTATATATCCTCAGACTATGATTACTCCTTGCCAAGATCTAATAGTACAATTTTGTCATATAATAAAAACAATGGCCTTAGAATGTACAATGGCCACGGCTTTACAATTAATTCAGATTTGTCTACCAGAACAATAGAGTTAATATTTACTCCAGACGGTGGTCAAAACGTATTATTCTCGGCTCCCTCAAAAATATATGAATGGGACAATTTGGGGGTAATCAGTAAAACTGGAGTATCATCAGTATATGTAAATGGCATAGACAGAACATCTGCTACAAATATATCCGAATTCTTTTCAATAGGGCTTCCACATTATGTAGTAATTACACTATCTACAAATGCTGCAACAAGCCTTAAGTTTAATCAAAACCAAGCAGACACAAAGTCTGGAGGAAACAATATGTATAATAATCTAAGCATATATCCTACAGCATTTACGCAGTATGATGTGGCAAGGCACTATCAGCTATATACTGATAATATTATAAATACAGTATCCGATAGCCTAATGACCGTATCTGAGTCAACCTCTGGTACAAATTCTACCGCTTACCTAGTTGTTTCTGTCGAGCCTGAAGCAATATCCATATAATAAGTGTCAATCAGTTGACAAAATTTGGACTTTAGCCGTTGATAATGGTATGATTGAGTACTATGGATATCTTAAATAAAAATACACGAATCATTGAAGAGACCACACTAGGGATATATGTGTGGGAAATGCCTGATGGCAGATGGATTGGAGACGATGATGGAAACTTTCTATCAGTCACAGCCAAAAAAGGAAACAGATCCAAGATCGATGCTTTGGCTAGAGAAGTTCGCTCATATGGTATATATGAGGGTAATCCCAAGTTCCTTTCAGGACGCAGAAAAATTGATGATGAAGAATTTGAACACCAGAACGAAAGATTAAAGTGGGGGCTAACACCAGACCCATTAGACATCGGTGTCTATAAAGACTCAATGTTGCGAAACGGAGCGGTACAATGACAAAAAGATTAGAATCAATAGAAGATGAAATCAATAGCGTAGATACTATTGATATATCTAATACAGCGGACTGGTTCTCATTTAAAAAATCTGAAGAGCATGATGATCCATTCAACCTTGGTCTAGAGGATATTAAAAAGCTTAGAGGGCTAGGAACAAATTTTAAACGCAAATTAAACAGAGATTTCTCTAAAGCATTTGTAGGAACAAGTGGGGTCGGGACACAGCAAAACTTATTGCAACAGGCTATTAGCGGATATGCATTATTTGACCTTGTAGAGCCAACATATAATTTAGAATATCTTTCAAAGATTTACGAAGTTTCAACATACAACTATGCAGCTATTAATGCAAAGGTTTCAAACATCGTTGGCCTAGGATATATGTTTGCAGAAACATCAAAGGCAAAAGATGCAATGGATGCAATTACAGATCAAAAGCAATTAGATCGAGCTCGCACAAAGATTGATAGAATAAAGACACAGCTAGACAAATGGTTAGATGATTGTAATGAAGAGGAGTCCTTTACAGAGACCCTTATAAAGGCCTACACGGACCTTGAGGC